AGAAAGATCAAAAGAGTTAAAAGAGTTCATAAAAGAAAATCCAGGAGAAACTCTACCACCTTTAAAAGGTTTTGAGGATAGAGAAGATTTTAATTATGGCGGCACTAAAAAAACAATATTAGTTAAAAAACTTTTTGAAGCTGCAGGTGGCGAAGAAGGAACTGGTAAAACTCTTGAAGAGTTTATGGCTGACGTTTTATTCGAAGGAGATTATCTAGATAGAAAAGCAGAAGGTGGACGTATTGGATTTGATAATGGCAGTGATTTACCAACAATGACAAACGAAGATTTTATTACAGAAAGAACTGCAAAGACTGACATGAACAACAAAGAATTTGCCGATTACATGAACACAAAGTACAAACCAAAAAAAACTGAAAAATTTAGCACAGATCTTATAGATAGAAAACTTAGAAAAGCACAACAAAAAGGTGAGATACCTAAAGATTTTCCATACAAAGGTTCTAAAGCAGAAAGGGCTTTAACACCAGAAAAATATAAAAACATGATAGGCGCAGAAGAATATGAAAAATTAAAAAACGACCCAGTCAAGTTAAAAAACAAATATGAGTACGAACAAAAAAAGAAAGATTCAGAGTTTTTAAAGAAAAAATCAACCAGGCAAACAATTAGAAATCAAAAACTAAAAAAAGAAAACCCTGAATTATATGATGAAAAAATTCTAGAGCCACAAAGACAAAGAAATTATGACAAAAGAAAAGATGGACCTAAATTTGTTTTTGATCGTAAAAATGCTGAAGCTACGGCTTGGAAAGATTTGGTATCTAGAACACATGAAAGAAATAAAATAGGCAAAGATACATTCTTTACATTTAAAGAACCTATTGAAGAAGGTAAAACTTATCGTGCAGAGGATATGAAAAAAATTGTTCTTGTTGATCAAGACGGCAATGAATATAAAAGAAGTAGTTTGTTTGAAGATGTAAAAAAATACAGAGGGTCAAACGAAGCAAAATTATTTCAAAACACATACGATCAAAGAGCATTTTTAACTAAACAGGGTTTAACTACTGAGTTAAATAAATTATATGGATTTAGACCAGGAGGAAGACAAAGCGTATTTCATGTGCACCATTTTTTAGGTTTTGATAGAAATCCTTTTAGGGTGCATTTAACTTTTGGTGATCAAAATGTAGCTGAAGGAAAGTTAAAACAAACTTACGATGCAGATTTTGCAAGAGCCAGTGCGTTGCCTCAAGACACAAAAGAGCAGAGAGAAAAAAGATTTGGTGCTATGAAAAAAGCTGTGAAGTCTTATTACAAATCTATTGGTCCAGATATTCTAGCTCAGTTAGGCAAAAATCCAAAAGGTGCTAATAGAACTCTTTTAGAATTATTAGAAAAAACAGGGGTTGATTTAAAAACTGATCAAGACAGATTTCAAAAAATAAAAGATATGTCCACAAGAACTGCAAGTAGTATAAAAAGTAAAATGGATTCTATTAGACCATTTACCAGTAGATTTCCTGGTGGATCAATTGCATTAGCTCCTACAGATTTTGCTATGAGTATGTTATCTGGTGCACCTGTATATGACGCCGCAGCCAGTGCAGGTTCTTATTTAGCTAAAGATCCTCTTATAGGAAAAGCAGTCAATGTACCTTTAGCTCTTAGAGAAATGACAAGCTATGGAGATGAAAAAGAAATGTTGCAAAAAGCAACCGAGAGAAGAGAAGGACTTGAATCTATGTTATCTAGCATTCCTTCTAAATTTTCAGACACAATAAAAAAGTTTAAAGATGGCAATTAAGGGTAAAAAGAGTGGACCACCACCAGAAAAAGGACCGCAGTCACAAGGGTTGAATTTAAAATATAACAGTGTTAAAACTGTAAAATTAACGGAGAAAATTAATGGCAGAAATAGACAAGGCTCTACCAAACGAGCCTAGAAAAGAAATCACTCTTCCTGGAGAAGAGCAGATAGAAGATACTATTCTAGAAGAAGTAGAATCGGAATTACAAAAACCAGATGATATTGAAACTGTTGAAAATGAAGATGGTTCAGTAGATATTAATTTTGATCCGAAAGCAGGTTCACAAGAAGGTGGACAAGACCATTATGCAAACTTAGCAGAATTTTTACCAGATGATGTTTTAGGTTCATTAGGTTCTGACTTAAATCAAAAGTACATGGACTATTCTATGTCTAGAAAAGATTGGGAAAAAACATATACCCAAGGGTTGGATTTATTAGGATTTAAATATGATCAAAGAACAGAACCGTTTCAAGGTGCATCAGGCGCTACACACCCAGTTTTAGCAGAGGCTGTTACTCAGTTTCAAGCTTTGGCTTATAAAGAATTATTACCAGCTGAAGGACCAGTAAGTACACAGATTTTAGGAATGCAAAGTCCAGAAAAAGTTTCACAAGCTTCTCGTGTAAAAGATTTCATGAATTACCAAATCATGGATCAAATGAAAGAGTATGAACCAGAATTTGATTCGATGTTATTCCATTTACCTTTATCAGGATCAACTTTTAAAAAAGTTTATTATGATGAGGTTGAAGGACGAGCTGTATCTAAGTTTGTCCCTGCAGATGATTTAATCGTTCCGTATACGGCTACCTCATTAGACGATGCGGAAGCGATTATTCATCGTGTAAAAATTTCTGAAAATGATTTAATCAAACAACAGGTTGCAGGTTTTTATAAAGATGTAGACATAGGAAAACCTATGGATAAAGAATCTGATGTTGAAAAAAAAGAAAGAGAATTAGAAGGTGTAAGTAAAACTAAAAACGAAGATTTATTTACTTTACTAGAGTGTCATGTAAATTTAGATATTGAAGGCTTTGAAGATATCAACACACAAACTGGAGAACCATCAGGAATTAAGCTTCCATACATTGTAACTTTGGAAGAAGGATCAAGAGAAATATTATCTATTAGAAGAAATTACGAAGTAGGTGATCCGAAGAAAAATAAAATACAATATTTTGTACATTTTAAATTTCTTCCAGGCTTAGGTTTCTATGGGTTCGGTCTAATCCACATGATAGGTGGACTGTCTAGAACAGCGACCGCTGCTTTAAGACAGCTCTTAGATGCGGGAACGTTATCTAATCTGCCAGCAGGTTTCAAGATGCGTGGCATCAGAATCAGAGATGACGCTCAATCAATACAACCAGGTGAGTTCAGAGATGTTGATGCACCAGGTGGTAATTTAAGAGATTCATTTATGATGTTACCTTTCAAAGAACCATCACAAACTTTATTAGCGTTGATGGGTGTAGTAGTTCAAGCAGGTCAAAGATTTGCATCGATTGCTGATATGCAGGTCGGAGACGGTAATCAACAGGCGGCTGTTGGTACAACTGTTGCTCTTCTTGAAAGAGGATCTAGAACAATGTCTGCTATACACAAAAGAATTTACTCAGCTCTTAAAAATGAATTTCAATTATTAGCTAGAGTATTCAAGTTATATCTACCACAAGAATATCCATACGATGTAGTTGGGGGTCAAAGAATGATTAAACAAACAGACTTTGATGATAGAGTAGATATACTGCCAGTTGCTGACCCCAACATTTTCTCTCAAACACAGCGTATCTCACTCGCTCAAACAGAACTGCAGCTGGCAACTTCAAATCCACAAATGCACAATATGTATGCAGCGTACAGAAATATGTATGAAGCTTTAGGTGTAAAAAATATTGATCAAGTTTTGGTTAAACCACAACAACCAACACCAATGGATCCTGCATTAGAACATATAAGAGCCTTAAGTGGTGCACAATTTCAAGCTTTCCCTGGTCAAGATCATAGAGCACACATGACAGCGCACTTAAATTTTATGGCAACCAACATGGCTAGAAATAATCCAATGGTAATGGCTGCATTAGAAAAAAATATTTTTGAACATATTAGTTTAATGGCTCAAGAACAGATAGAATTAGAGTTCAGAGATGAATTACCGCAACTACAACAGATGATGCAGATGGCACAACAGAATCCACAACTTCAAATGCAAGCACAACAGCTACAACAAAAGATAGAGGGAAGAAAAGCAGTGTTAATTGCTGAAATGATGGAAGAATTTATGCAAGAAGAGAAGAAAATTACCTCACAATTTGACAATGACCCGATTGCTAAGCTAAGATCTAGAGAATTAGACCTGAGAGCAATGGAAAATCAAAGAAAAGAGAAGGAAGGTAAGCAAAGAATGGATCTTGACAAGATGAGAGCCATGATGAATCAACAAAATCAAGATGAAAAGCTTGAACAAAACGAAGAATTAGCTAAATTAAGAGCTAATACATCAATTGAGAAGACAATTTTAGGAAAAACTCTTCCTAACTCTGATCAAATGATGCCAGATATTAGTATTATTAGAAAAGGAAATTAATTTATGGCATTTCCAATATTAGGTGCACTAAAATTAGCAGTAAACGCTGGTTCGCACATTTATAAGAAGAAAAAAGAGACACAAATGATGATGGCTAACGCACAAGCCAAGCATGCAGAGAAAATGGCGAATGGTGAGTTAGAATATTCTGGTAAATTACTAGAAGCTAGACAATCGGACTGGAAAGACGAGTTCGTATTGGTCGTTCTTACGCTCCCGATATTAGTAATCGCCTGGGGGGTCTTTTCGGAGGATCCTGCGGCTGCTGCAAAGATAAAAGAGTTCTTTGAACAGTTCCAACAGCTGCCGTCATGGTTCACAAATCTATGGATACTTGTCGTAGCGTCGATTTATGGTATAAAGGGAACACAAATTTTTAAAAACGGAGGAAAAAAATAATGGTAAAAAGAGTTTTAAGTAGAGAAGATGCTAGAAAACAAGCAAGAGCGATGGCAAAACAACAGCAGAACACAATGACATCTGATAAGTCTTACAGAGTAGAAGCTAAAAAAGGTGGTAAAATGAACGCTGGCCTAAAAGCATATCTTGCTAAGAAAAAGAAAATGAAAAAAGGTAAAAAATAATGAGACAATATTATAAAAAAGGTTCATTTCCAGATTTAAACAAAGATGGTAAAATAACTAAAGCAGATGTTTTAATGGGTAGAGGAGTCATTGGAAAAAAGAAAAAGAAGAAAATGAAAAGAAAAATGGCTAAGACACCTATGGATAAAATGGTAAGAAAATCATAATGGCTAAATTATGTCCAAGAGGTAAAGCAGCAGCTAAAAGAAAATTTAAAGTTTACCCGTCTGCATATGCTAACATGTACGCATCAGCAGTATGCTCAGGTAAAGTTACACCAGGTGGCAAAAAGAAAAATAGAAAAAAAGCCATGGGCGGCGGAATGATGTCCGATAGATCAATGTACGGATCAGGTGGAAAAGCCTGTGCACAGATAAAAGGATTTGGTAAAGCTAGAAGACCAAATAAATAACCATGCGTACACACTTTTCGAAAGGTGGATTAAGACAATGGGTAGCAGAAAAATGGGTAGACATTGGGGCTCCGAAGAAGAATGGAAAGTATCAACCATGCGGGAGGTCAAAAGGCTCAAAGAGAAAATATCCAAAATGCGTGCCACTTGCAAAAGCCACACGGATGACAAAGTCGCAAAAGGCGAGTGCTGTCAAACGAAAGAGAGCTGCAGGGAATCCAGGGGGCAAACCCACTAACGTTGCCACATTTGCTAAAAACAAAAAAGCATAATGAGAAAACAAGACAGACAGCCACCTAAAACTAAAAAGTATTTCAGATCCACAAAGTCTGGAGCAGGGATGACAAAAGCTGGGGTCGCCCGATATAGAAGAGAAAATCCTGGTTCTAAATTAAAAACAGCGGTCACTGGCAAAGTTAAGGCAGGATCCAAAGCTGCAAATCGACGTAAGTCGTACTGTGCAAGAAGCGCAGGACAAATGAAAAAATTTCCTAAAGCTGCAGCTGATCCTAATTCGAGACTTCGTCAAGCCCGTAGAAGATGGAAATGTTAAATGGTTAAAAAACTAAATAAGGTAGCTAAAGCATTAAATAAAGCTTCTAAGTTGCATAAAAAACAATCTAAAGTAATAAAAAAACACATAAAAGAAATGAAGTCTTATGGCAGATCCAAAAAAGGGAACAGGTAAAAAACCAAAAGGAAGTGGTAGACGACTTTATACTGACGAAAACCCGCGCGACACTGTCGGAATTAAATTCGCCACGCCGACGGACGCCAGAAAAACTGTTGCAAAAGTTAAAAAAGTTAATAAACCGTTTGCTAGAAAAATTCAAATTCTAACTGTTGGAGAACAGCGAGCCAAAGTTATGGGTAAATCAAAAGTCGCTGCAATTTTTAAGAAAGGCAAAGATGCTATCAGACGAACTAACAATCGTAAGTAAGATACAAAAACATTTAAAAAATAACTATCATGCAATAGGTGAGAATATGATGGCTGGCGGTGTTGACAATATGGAAAAATATAAGTATATGTTGGGACAGGCACACGCCTATATAAATATATTACAGGAAATCTCAAACCTGCTAGATCCAAAAAAGGAGGATAAAAATGAGCAAGGAAACAACGTCATCAAATTCGGAAACCCCGAAGATTAAACTAGCATTACAAGAAAAGTATCAAGAAGAAAATAAAAAAGAAGTCGAAGGATACGAACGTTTAAAAACAAAAGAATCAGAAAAATTACCTAAACCAACTGGATGGAGAATGTTAATTCTTCCATTTAAATTAAATGAAAAAACAAAAGGTGGTTTATATTTAGGTCAAGAAACTTTAGAACGACAACAAGTAGGATCTACTTGTGGTCTTGTGTTAGCACAAGGTCCAAATTGTTATGATAAAGAAAAATTTCCTGAAGGCCCATGGTGCAAGGTCGGAGACTGGGTAGTCTTTGCACGTTATGCAGGA